CCCTAATATTGCATAAAAAGCTACATAACTAAAGAAAACTTTAGTAAAGTCTTAAATACGGCAACGGTGCCGTGAAAATTAAAGGAAATAAAAATGAACACAAATCAAATGCTTGGTACTCCAGTAGAAACTTTGGAATCTTCTTTCTACACCGCTTACAACATCAATATGCGCCTGGCCGGTATGCTTTCTGACGTACAAGAACTAATTGCTAACGGCGATACAGAAAGAGCCAACCAAGTAATTAATCAAGTTAAATATTATTTTTTTGAATTTACTGATACCCGTAATTTGGTTCATGCACAAAAGCAAATTGAAAATGTTTGAACAATTTTGGAAACATTACCCCAGGAAGGTAGCTAAACGTGCCGCCCTGGGGGCGTTTAACCGGCTGACAAGGGATGAACAAGCCCAGGCCGTTGAAGCCATTGAAGAACACGTTGCGTACTGGAATCTAAAGGGTACTGAAATGGATTTCATACCCCATGCAAGTACGTGGTTGCACCAGGGTAGGTTCGAGGATATTTTGGATATGACACCAAAAGAACTAAAGCGGCCTTCATTACCTTGGTATAGTAATGATGAACTTACTTTGACCAAGGGCCAGGAACTAGGACTTCAAGCTTATGCCGGAGAATCAATGGGACAGTACCGTCAACGAATCCAACAACACATTGGAAAGATGGCGGCATGAGTGCGAAATTAGACAATTGCTTAAATACCGAGAACAAATGGGATTGGCTATGTTCCGGGGATATTTCGCAAACCCAAATTTTGAAAAACGCCGCCAGCGTATTGCTGGTGACTTTTATGACCAATGGAAAAAAGGCAACCGTGGACAACCTGGGGATTGGCGATGACTGAACTGTTATTTATATTTTTCTTTTTTACTGGCGTAGTTTTTTGGGGATTTGCCCTATATGCAATATTAAAAATATGGTTTAAATCATGAAAGCTGAAACTAGAGTTGTTGACCCTAATGATTGTGTAGATTATTTATATGAATTTGCCCCTGAATATGCTAAAGCCAAGGGTGAGTTGGCAGAGTTGGAAGCCTATAAATCCAGCCTAAAAGCCATCAAGATGAAGCAATCAAGCGAACAAAGTTTGGGTGCCCAAGAACGTGAAGCGTATGCCAGCCAAGACTATCAAGACCTATGCAAAGCCATTGGTGCGGCAACGTACAAAACAGAAATGTGGAAGTACCGCCTAGAAGCGGCAAAGCTACGATTCGAAGCGTGGAGAACCCAAGAAGCCAGCAATCGTAACTTGGAAAGGTTAACCAAATGATTCCTGAACAGGACATCTACGATTTTTATATGGCTAAAGCTACTAGCCCAATACCTAATAGATTTGAAAATTACTTAAAGAAGTTTAGAAAAATAGAACAATTTATTAAGGAACATCATGCCGTTCACAAAGATAAATGAAGATTTTGAAGAATGGACCCCATTATTGGCGTTTATTATGAAATACAAGTTATTGGAAAAAGAAAACGAACAATTACGCAGTCAAATTAAACACCTGGAAAGTCAGGTTTATGGGGGAACTACCAAATGATTGACTATTCAACACCATACCTTGCACTCAATAAGCTAATGAAAGATTTTCATGCCGCCACAATTAAAGGCGAATATGCAAAAGCATATGAAATAGCAGTAGATATAACTGACGTTTCCCAGCAATTAGAAGATATAGCTAAAGGGCTGGCCAAGGCCTTTACTGATTAATGGCATTTACTGTTTTAGTGCCACAATCTGTCATTGATATAAGTGAACATTTTGTTGAAAACAACAATTTGGGCCATCGGCCGGATAATTCCAATGGTACAAAAGAACAACAAATGGTGGGCGTTATAGGTCAAAATATGATGGCTATGGCGTTAAATGAACCATTTATGAAACCATCAACCAGCCATGATGGGGGTGTAGATTTTGTAATTGATGGCAAAAAGATTGACATAAAAACTATGGGCAGAACTGTAACGCCAACCCTGAAATACGTAAATAACCTAATAGCATCACAAACCAAGTTTGACGTTGATGCGTATGTGTTTGCTAGTCTTAATACCACTAACAGTAAATTAACTATTTGTGGCTGGCTACCTAAAGTAACCTTTACATTCTTTGCAAAGTTTTATGAAAAAGGCACAATTCGTGAAAGAACTAATAGCACGTCTTTTGAATTAAAAGCAGATACTTATGAAATTGAAAACGAAGATTTAATGCACCAGGTTTATAACTGGAACGATTTATTCGCAAGTATTAGCAAATATGACAAAAAAAGAACATTACGGCAAACTGGCCCGGCTGGGGTGCATATTGTGCCGACAAATGGATATAAGGGAAATAGATGATTCACCAACGGAAATTCACCACGTACGCCGTTACGGCCAAAAAAGAGCCAATAGTGAAGCAATCCCGTTGTGTGCATGGCATCATCGACTTGATTCACGTACCAGTATTCACGGCCTTGGGCATAAGGGATTTACAAAATATTGGGGTTTCTCTGAAGAAGATTTGCTAGAAAAAGTTAAAGAACTGTTAAATGACAATCATTAAACTTCCTTACCCACCCAGCATGAACACATACTGGCGCAACTTTAGGGGTAATACTGTATTAAGTCAGGCTGGCCGGGAATTCAAACAAGCGGTGTGGGCTTGTGTCATGGAACAAAAGATACCCAAATTTGGCGATAAACGGCTTGAAGTGACGTTGTGGCTATATCCACGGTCAAAGGTAGTAACCGATTTAGATAATCGCTTAAAAGCCGTTTTAGACGGTTTAGAAGAAGCTGGTGTTTATGATAATGATGGGCAAATTGACATACTCATGATTCAACGTGGCGCAATTCGTAAGGGTGGCGGCGTTGATGTAATGATAGAAGTCATTTAAAATTAGCTATGGCATACGAAGAATACGATTACTCCAATGAACCGGCAACGGGGGATATTTCTTTAAAAGATGCGTTGTATAACATTCTTGATAGTGTAAAAAACAAAGAACATTGGAAACAAATAGGCCAAGGCATACAAAATATTTCCAAAATTAGTCCTAATGTTACTGAATCATTGAGCCGTGGCGGTGTAGCCCAGGCAATAGGAAATACCGGTGATTTACGTGATTTACGCAATACCATCAATGGTTATTTGCCTAAAAGTGTACGTAATTTTACCCAAGCCGCAGAATTTCTAGCAAATCCCTATCAAACGGCTATTACTCAAACTGCACCAACTACTGAACAAACACTAGAAGCTGTTCCACGGTTAACTGATACGTATGAAGGCTATAAACAACATGAAACAATGGGTGAATACATTGCCCCTGGACTTGCGTATCTTGGTGCTAAAGCTTTAAAAGCTACCAAAGGTTTGCCAATTGGAAACATGATTGCTTACCACGGCACTAATGCTGATATTGCAGAACCGCTTAATCTTGCAAAAGTTGGAGAATCAACAGGAACAAATCAAGGTCATGGCTTTTATTCTGCTGAAAGCCCTGATATAGCTAAAGGATTTGGTAAAAATCTATACAAAGTAGATATTCCTGATGAACAAATACCAAAAATGATGGATTGGTATAAACCCTTATCAGAACAACCGCAAGAAGTACAAAAAGCTTTAAAAAATATAGGTATAACTTCTGAAAATGTTACAGGCCAAGATATTTATAAATTTATGCCTGAACATATGCAAGCACAAGGATTTTCAAAACGACCTACTGAAGCTGAAGTTTCCAAATACCTTAATGAAAATGGTATTAAAGGTATTAAATATGAAAACTTTCAAATTAAAGGTGGAAAAGGTGCAGATACCAATAATTATGTATCTTTTGACCCAGCAGAAATTAAACTTTTAGAAAAAAACAATCAAAAACTTGCTTCTGAAGCTGATGAATTAGGGTTTCATTCCCCATTAGAAAACGCCATATTAAAAATCCAGCAACCTAAAGGTACTGGTGAGCAATTCCTAAAACAACTAGAAAAGACCCCAGGCGTTAAGACTGAAGAACTTGATGTAACAGGAGTAAAGCAATATTTACTTGACCATCCAAACGTTACTAAACAAGAACTTTTGGATCACATGAAAAATAGCCGTTTAAAGCTTGAAAACAAAGTTTTAAGCGAAGCAACCGGTGAAACCGCTGAAGATTACCAATTACAAGGCGGCGATGTATATCACGATCAAGATTACATAGATGCAACCGCAGAAGATTTACATTACCAATTATCAAATGATGCTGATATTTACCATCAAGAACAAGAAGCTTTAGTAGATAGATTTCCGGAACTATATAAAGGCCATGAAAATGAACCTGACGTAGCCGCACGGTTAAATCAACACGTTGAAGAAAACATTAAAGAATTAGCCGATACTCAAGCCAGGGAAATGTATTACGAAAACCCTATTCGCCATTATTACGATGAACATGGATATGACGTATATGGCAATGATGAAATGGGTTATTCAATTAAAAGCCCACAAGGTCATTTTTTAGATATTGGCGGTAGAAATGGTATTTATGATATTAGCGATGCAGAATCCGCTTTACGTGAACATCATTTAGAAGAAGGCAATATTAATTATGAAGGCGATGGCGCACGGCATGAAGATTGGTCATTGCCTGGTAAATACACTAATTATCGTGAAGTTCTAACTACTCATCAACCAACCCCATCTATTGTTAGAGAACTTCCTAATGGTGTTTGGGCCGCACAAGATACGCTTGATTCAAAAGCCTATGTAGGCAATACACGTGAAAATGCCATTGGTGCATGGCGCAATGAACAAAAAAATTATGAATCAAGTCATTTTGATAAACCTAATATTCTTGCTCACACAAGATTAAATGACCGTACTATCAATGGCAAAAAAACTTTGTTTGTAGAAGAAATTCAATCAGATTGGCACCAAGCTGGGCGAAAAGAAGGTTATCAAGACGAAAAAGAATTAGCTGAAATTGAACAAAAACGCCAAAAAGCATTAGAAACTAAAAAATATTTTTCAGATTTAGCCAAACCTTATATTGATAAAGGGCAAGATGCACCCCCTGACATTATTATTGGATATGCACAAGCTGATGATGTATTAAACAATTTACAAACAAGACAAAATCAAATTGGGCGTGGTGTACCCAATGCCCCATTTAAGAAAAACTGGCATGAATTAATGATGAAACAGATTCTTAATGAAGCAGTTAAGGGTAACTATGATGCCGTAGCATTTACTACTGGCCGTCAACAAGTTGAACGCTATGAAAACTCATTGCGTAAAGCGGTAGATAAAATTGAATTTGAACGCCCTAACGACAAAGCAATACAAATCAAAGCCTTCAAAAATGGCAATGAAACTTTTGCTGGAAACGTTTATGACGGTAAATTTATAGATGGTCCAGGAAACGGTAAAACCATAGAAGAAGTTTTAGGAAAAGGCATTGCAAATCAAATAAATGAACATGAATTATGGAAACCTGGGCTAATAG